ACGTAGATGGTGACAGATTAGATGTATACAAAAGTAAGGGTGAGGCAGAGAAGGCCGCATCTGAAATGATAAAGGTATTCAAGAAATGAAACTGATTGCAGAATATACCGAGCAGAATCTAGAAGTTCTCACCGAACAGGATGAGAAGTCTGGGAAGAAGAAGTACATGATTGAAGGTATCTTCATGCAAGCAGAACAAAAGAATAGAAATGGTCGGATTTATCCCAAACCTGTAATGGAAAAGGCACTGGACAAGTATAACGGTGAACAAGTTTCAAAAGGTAGGGCAGTGGGTGAATTGAATCATCCAGAAGGGCCGACTGTAAATCTAGATAAGGTTTCCCACAAGATAGAATCTCTTAAATGGAAAGGGAACGATGTTGTGGGTAAAGCGACTATATTGGAAACTCCTATGGGTAAGATCGTACAAGGTCTGCTTGATGGTGGTGTCAATCTAGGCGTATCGACTCGTGGTATGGGAAGTTTGAAGAACGGTAATGACGCAATGGTAGTGCAGGAAGACTTTATGTTGAATGCAGTAGATATTGTTCAAGATCCATCCGCACCTAGCGCATTTGTTAATGGAGTTATGGAAGGTGTAGAATGGGTTTGGAACAACGGTAATATCGAGGCACAAACAATTGAACAAATGGAGACTGAAATTAAGAAAGCTCCACGTACTGATCTTTATGAGACACAGGTTCGTGAGTTTAAGAATTTCCTCTCGTTACTCAAAACTAAATGAAAAAGGAGTCTAATATGACTGAAAAAGTTCAGGATCAAGAACTCCATGACGAAGTAACAGACGAAGTTGTGGAACAACAAGGTCACGATCCGAAAAATGCTGAAGCACAGTCTATTGCTGCAACCGATAAGGCAGGTGAAGCCACTGGAAGCGCCCCAAAGCGTAAAGGTGACCAAACCAAACAAGACCCAATGCCTAAAACAAAAGCAGCATTAATGGCAGGCATGGTAAAAAGAATGGGTGGAATGAATAAAGCATCACTCATGGCCATGTACAAAGCAGAGGGATTTGAAGATCTTGAAGGCGAAGTAGTTGCGGAATCAGAAAATAAAACAGAAATAGATATGACTGTTGATTTCTCTGATGACCTCAATGCACTTGTCGAATCAGAGGCAACTCTATCCGATGAGTTCAGAGGTAAAGCAGAAACAATCTTTGAAGCGGCAATAAAATCGAAATTGTCTGAAGAGATTGATCGTCTTGAAGAAAAATACAATGAAGAACTCGCAGAAGAAATTGCTTCTACAAAATCCGATCTCGTAGAGAAAGTTGACAATTACCTAAACTACGTAGTTGAGCAGTGGATGGACGATAACAAAGTTGCCGTTCAAACTGGTTTACGCACTGAGATTGCAGAGACGTTCATGAACTCTCTGAAAGATCTGTTTACAGAATCTTACATCGAAGTACCAGAGTCTAAGGTTGATCTAGTTGACCAATTGTCTGCGGAAGTTGAAGAGTTAGAGGCTGCCTCTAATGACGCAATTACTAAGCAAATGGAAATGCAAGAAGAATTAGAAACGTTAAAGCGTGATGCAATCATCGCTGAAGCGGCAGAAGGTCTTGCAGCAACACAAGTTGAAAAACTTAAAAAACTCGCCGAAGATGTAGACTTTGATAACGAAGAAACTTTCGCAGAAAAAGTAAATACAATCAAAGAATCATACTTCACAAAGAAAACTACTGAGTCTGCTGATATTGAAGAAGCAGTCGAAGACGGTGATGCATCTATTATAGAAGCACCATCTGACATGATGGCTCAGTACCTATCAGCAATCCAAAAAACTAACAAATAATTGGGAGTCCAAAAAATGATGACAGCATCATATGACAAGTTGATGGAAAAGTGGGCACCTGTATTGAACGAAGAGTCAGCAGGCGCAATCACAGATAACCATCGTAAAGCAGTTACTGCAGCGATCTTGGAGAACCAAGAACGTGAAATGAACGAACAGTCACAGCAACTACACGAAGCTGTGCCAACAAACAACAACGCAAATGTTCAGAACTGGAATCCAGTTCTTATTGCACTAGTAAGACGTGCAATGCCAAACCTAATGGCATATGACATTTGTGGTGTGCAACCTATGTCAGGCCCAACTGGTCTGATCTTCGCAATGAAGTCACAGTACAAAACTACACGTGCTGGCGCAACTTCAGGTGATGAAGCACTTGCAATCAACGAACCAGTATCTGGTTTCTCAGGTGACTCAGCATCAACACAAGCAAACGACACATCAGGTCTTGGTACACTAGCTGCAGTTGACTCTGCAGGTGCTGCCGCAGACTTCGGTGGTGGTATGGCAACAGATCATGCTGAAGGTCTAGGATCAGGTGCAGGCGCACCTAACTCTGCTTTCGCTGAAATGGGTTTTACCATTGAAAAAGCAACCGTGACTGCGAAATCACGTGCGTTAAAAGCTGAGTACTCACTAGAACTCGCACAGGACTTGAAAGCAATTCATGGTCTTGATGCAGAGACAGAGTTGGCAAACATCTTGTCAACAGAGATCATGGCTGAGATCAACCGCGAAGTTGTACGTACAATTAACGCTCAGGCGAAAACTGGTGCGACAACATCAAACACAACAACAAACGGTATATTCGACTTAACAGCGGATGCCGATGGTCGTTGGTCGATTGAACGTATCAAAGGTCTGATCATTCAGATCGAACGTGAAGCAAACACAATTGCAAAAGAAACACGTAGAGGTAAAGGTAACTTCATGGTGTGTTCTTCTGACGTTGCTTCAGCACTTGCAGCATCAGGCATGTTAGATTACGCTCCTGCTATGAACGTAAACTTAAATGTTGATGACACAGGTAACACATTCGCAGGTGTTCTTAACGGACGCATGAGAGTGTACATCGATCCATACGCAACAGTAGATTACTGTAACGTAGGTTATAAGGGTACTAACCCATATGACGCAGGTGTATTCTATTGCCCATACGTACCATTAACAATGGTTCGTGCAGTTGGTGAAGAAACATTCCAACCAAAAATTGGTTTTAAGACTCGCTACGGCATGGTCTCAAACCCATACGTTGGATCAACACCTAACGATGGTCTTGCAACATCCAAGACTAACCAGTACTACCGTATTTTCCGCGTGGATAACATCCTCGGATCATAAGGACTACTTTAAAAAAAATAAAGAGGTGGGGTTTTCCCCACCTTTTTTTTAACTCTTTTTTTGTATAAATAGTGTTATGGCAGATCTAACAGACAATTTTAATTACTTACAACCAACTAGTTTTAAACTAGTTATTGACAGGAAGAACTTTCCTAACTTGGAATTCTTTTGTCAACAGGTTACGCACCCAGGCCTGATAATGCCTTCTGCAGAAATGCCTGTAAGAAGGATGGCAGGTATACCATTTCCTGGCGAGTCATTAACCATAAACGAATTATCTTGTGATATTCTTTTGGATGAGAATATGGAAAGTTATTCTGAAATGTATTCATGGATACTAAGAAATCAGGTAACTAATCTCGACAACCAAACTAGAATGCAAAAAGCAGACAAACCACCTACATATGCGGATATCACATTGTCTATCATGTCAAGTCATAACAACACAACAATGCAAGTTAGATATATAGATGCGATGCCTACATCATTAGGTGATATCCAATTCTTATCAACTGCAAGTGGTACAGAATTTATTACCTTTGCTACATCTTTTAGATTTAGTTATTTTGAATTAAAAACTGTATCACCTACTGGCGCAATAACTGATTCATTTAGTGTAACTGGAACTGTGGGATAAAAGAATGCCAATATCAAGAAATAGAAGACTCGCAAGTTTAGTTAAAGATTCTGCAGGTAACATATCATCAGATAGACTCTCAGGGATGATAGACAATGATATTGACCCAGAGACATTAAACTTTGCGACTGATGTTCGAGGTGCAGGTCAGAATGCTCATTGGTTATGGAGCTGGAATCCAACAACATTACCATATGCAAGAGCACCAATTAGTTTGTCTATGGAAAATGAAATACCTCTTTATAAACAAGGTACATATCAACTTGATAACTTTGCGGCATACAACACAAATGGAAACTCTACACAAACGCACTCTATAAAAATGAAATGGATTGAAGAACCAGGCGATGCAAACCTTGTAGACTGGGTCACTTACGACAGTAGTCAGACAGTTGCGTTTGACGGTATTACAAGTACACCACAAAAAGTACAAAGACTTACATGGCAAGTTCCTGCAACCATAACCCCAGCCATGATAACACTGAATACTTCCACACAATCTTATAACATTGGTGCGGTGGCAGGTGCATATACTTTTTCTGGTATTGCTTCTGGAGATAATCCAGAACTTGGGCCTCTGTACAGAGGTAATACATATAATTTTATTTTAGACTCTACCACAAATGGACACCCATTCTATCTTACAACTGATAGCAATGGTGAATTTGCATCGACTACTTACGGTGGAGAATACACAAGTGGTGTCACCAATTCTAGAGGTGAAGGTAGTTCTGGTACAAACGCAACCGTGACATTTGTTGTTCCTGCAGATGCACCAGACACATTAGATTATCAGTGTGGTAATCACCAAGCAATGAATGGTACACTTACAATAAAAGATTTAAAAGTTGACTCCAGTGGTGATGGAGAAACTTACATATATTTTCAACATGCACAAGAACAACACAAGACTCGTATAAGATTAAAAGAGTCACCAAAAATTGTTGGTCAAATGTGTTTAGCATGGAATCCAACAAAAGGCAAGTATGAACCTCAAGACTTGGGTCATTACATGGATAAGACACCATCTTTTGTTACTAGAGTAAGAGAAGAGATTGATGAGAGATCAATAGACTCGTCAGTTGCTCTAAGTTTAATTGATTCAAGTTATATAAACGCGAGAGTCAGTGGTGTAGATTCTGGTTCTGTCTCTGCGATTGTAGACTCAAACTATGTGAATGCAAGAGTTAGTGGAGTGGACTCTGGTTCTGTTTCTGCAATTGTAGACTCAAACTATGTAAGTTCCAGATTGTCATCAACAAATGTTTCTGAAGTAATTGATTCAGATTATATTAGTGCAAGAGCAAATATTTCTGCAGTAGTAGACTCGGATTATGTGACTGCAAGAGTTGGTAGTACAGAACAACACACAACTCTTACCCAGAACCTTACATTATATGTATTGAATGGAACTACAAGATGGTATGCACCAAGGGCACTTACAATACAAAGTATGAGTGCATATGTACAAACTGCTCCTGCAGGTGCTAGTTTGAATCTTAGAGTAAATAAGAATGGATCATCGATAGCAACACCTTCAATCGCTGCAGGTGCTACTAACGGATCTTTAACAGGATTAACAACAACAATGAATGCAGGTGATTATCTAACAGTTGATATCACTCAAGTAGGATCTACTGGAACAGAAGGTCAGAATTTAAGTTTGGTTATAGTATACAAATAGGAGAATACCAATGGCGTTAAGCGCAGAACATAAAACCGCATTGGCGATGCAGTATGGGTATGACAGTAGCGAGAATATCGTTCTGTACAGAATTGAAAACGCCACACCTGAAAAGGTAACAAATCGATTCACTAATACGAATTTAACCCATCCGAAGTCTTTTGGTACATGGTCAGGATCCATTTATACTGGTGTTGCAACATGGAAAGACTCGGCAGGAGAGGTGCAACTCTCCGAAGATTGCGTGGAGGTAACACAGTAATGTATTTTAAATTAACATTAAACAGCACAGCATTCGGTGGTGCAAATAACCTAAACTATGCGTCTTACAAAAGAAATGTATTTACGGATCTCATGAATGTCATTCTGGGTACAATCACCACCACAGCTGGTCTTGATTCGTATTATTTTAATCAAAGTACATCTATTATGACAGGTAGTAGACCAACTACTGGTATATATCACACGACTAATGCTTATAATAACGTAGGTTCGAGTGATGGAGCTAATGAATACTTTTTTCAGTTTTACAAGAGACATCACGGATATCTTCAAGACAATACAAATGCAGATATGCAAAGAGGTTGTCATATTTACACAGATGCTACTTATTGTATGTTTCCAAGAATGGGTACTGATTTTACAAATAGTAAAACAGGACTTAATAACAAATTTCCTAATTCCACAGGTGGTTGGTTGGATGCTTCTTCTACATATGATCCTGCAGTTAATTACAACAATCCACAATATTGGCATTCAATAGAAGGAATTGTTAACGATAAAATTTTTATGCTTAAACTAAACCGTAGTCAATACACTTCAAGTGCTGCAGACATGATTTTCATGATGGTTGATCAAGAGTATCAATCAAATTATGATAATTATACTAGAGCACAATTCCAATTTCACTGTCCTACAGTAGCAATTTATCACGCAGAATTTAATTTGGAACAAAATAATACATATGGTTCAACTTCAACTTCTGGTACACGAGCTGGAAATCTTTTTGGTAAAGTTCAAATGTATGGAAATAATTCTACTAATGGTTATAACCATAGTGACAGTTACAGTCAATCTAGGCAGATGGGACAATTTACTACCACTACTGCATATAATAATTATGGATCTGTTCTGCCACCTTCTTGGTGGGAATTGTACGGTAGATCCCCACTATCAAATGGTGATAAGGGATTTATAATGCAACCTTTATTGTTTTGTCCTCATATGGGTTTAACAAGAACAGGAGGTAATCATAAAGATTATAAGGAATGGTCGAGACTAATAGGTCTGTGGCGAACCGCCGATGATTCTTTCTATAGTGGTGAACGTGTACTTGACGGCGATAATAATGCATATAGAGCATTTAGAGCTTACAAAGTTGCAGGTATAAACACATCAAGTAATGGTTATACTTACGATTGGGGATATAGTAATGAACACTCTAGAAGTGCTGTGTATTTACTTCCAGAGGGCGGAACCTGATAAATGCCTACAAGAACAGGTTATACGGATTCAACATATTATTTGGATACTCCATGGAGTCAGGACGATAGTAATTATAATGATTATATCTATGGAGATTCAAATTATATTTTAATTAAAAATAATGGAGTAGTTGTATCCCTTTACAATGTTGGTGATTCTAATAACATTGCTTTTGAAAGTATGACTTTGACTGATTCGGGTAATCCAATAGATTCAGATTATTTTAAAAACTATACTCTTATAGATACACACATTTTAAACAGTCCGATTAATGAAGTTGCAGTGGCACAAAATACTGCGGATTCTGCAAACAATTTAGTAAGCACACTAAGGGTACAACTTGCCAATGCCGAAAGTGGTGGAAACCCTGCAATACAGACTTGGAGTTCATGATGGCAACAAAAGCAAGATTACTAGCATCTGCATTCGAAACTTTAGAAGGTGGAAACATAAGAGTTAAAGCAGAATTTGGAGACAGTTCTTCAGGTGGTTTAGTAGAAATCACTTCTGATACTGCAACTCTTGCAGATTCCAATGAAGGAGTCATTGATACTTTTAATGGGTCAGTTATTCGTTCAGCATTTTATACGATAAGTGCAAACACTGCAGGAGATAGTGAACACCAAGCACAACAAATTTATGTGTCTCATGATGGAGACACCGCAACATTAACAACATATGGAACATTACTACATGGTGCAAGTACGATAGTCATGTATGATGCATCAATTGATTCGAGTGATGAGGTTTCAATCAAGGCAGATCCACAAATCAGTCAAGGTTTAAACTTTTCATTTAAAAGAATAGACACACCTAAACCAACATAAGGTGTATAAATAGATACAAAATAAGAGGTTCTCATGGCGAAAGCGGCATTCAGAGTAGAAGATGGAATTATACCAGGCCACACAGATAATGATCTAGGTCATTCTGCAGTACAGTTTAGACATAGTTATATTTCTGGAACTGCGACTGTTGGTGTGGATGTAAATGCAGGTAGAGATGTAAATGCTACTAGAGACGTAAACGTAACTGAAGATCTTGATGTTGATGGGAACACCTCTTTAAATAATTTAATTGCAACAGGTGGCACTATTGACCTTCCGAATTTTTCTGGAGGAGGCGGTGGTGGCGGTGGCGGCGTATCGCAAGCTGAAGTTATAGCAATTGCAGTGGCGTTAGGATAAAACATGGCGAAGAAACTTTTAGCAACCGATTACAGAATTAACTCCGATAGTGACAAGATCACTATTAAAGGGTTTTATCGTGCGGAACAAATTCAGTTAATCACAGATGTCACACCAGAAACTGGTGGCACAATTATGTACAACTTTGCGGATACGACAAAGGGACATAAGGGTGTAAATTTTGACACATTTACTGAAGAGACTACGATCTTCTTAGAATTTGATATGGGTGCATACAGCATCGATTCAACATCACAGGTACAGATTATTGTAGATCATCCAGAAATGGAAATGGAAGTTTCAGACTCACTACTAGATCCTGTTCACAAGATCCGAGTGTCAACACCAGAAAACCTAATTGATACTGACTTTGAATATGGTCTTCAACCTACTAAGTGGGAAACACTAGAACTATCGAATAACGTTCCTTCATTCTTTGTTGCGGATGGTGACACTGCTTTATCGATTGTTGATACTATTACTTCAATCGTTGGTTCTGATGTTATTAAAGTTGCATGTACAGATGCACACAACTTAGTTGTGGGTACACCAATTGATGTTGCAGGTTTAGACTTTAGAACTGCAGAAGGTAAATTTCTAATCCTTGAAGCAGATTCAAACAATTTCTTTTATCGTGCAAACGCACCACAAACTGTTACTGGTGAAATTGGTTCTCTTTATTCTGCTATCACGCCTGGTTCTTTCTATGCAGGTTCTCAGATTCCTTATTCTCAAGACTCAGGTCTAGAGACAGATGAGTTAGACCCTTCCACGATTACAATTAACACTCCTGATGTTCATGGGTTTGTCGATGGATCACAGTTCTATCTTGTTAACACTATTGCGTCTAAATCATTAAAAGTTGAAGATAATAAAACTGCTCCAGACGGAGATCCTTTTATTGATAAACGAGATACATTTCAGAGATCACTTTCTTTAGATTTATCTAAGACAAAAACAAACGCAACACGAGGTAGATATAGTAGATATTTTACTTCATCTGATGTAGACGTTGGAGCAAATAGTATCTACTGGCCTAATCACAGTATGAATACAAACTATACTCTACTTTATGTTCCTCCTTCAGGCGCCTCACAAATCGGTGGATTAGATAGATTTGAAATATATTATGTTAGAAAACTTGATAATGATAACTTCCAACTTACTACTTCACAAAATGGTTCTGCTATTAATTTTAGTAATGCAGGCGATACAACTATGGGTCAACACTCATTACACCTTATCTATGAATTAAGATATTCACAAAAGAGTTATAGAAACTCATACACATATCACTATACTTGGGGT